CTAAGCCGTAGGTCGTAGGTTCGAATCCTACAGGGCGTACCATTATATTTCAGTAACTTATCCATTTTCTGCAAGTTCCTTATTTCCCAGATGGGACGTATTTGGGACATCATCACTGAAAATTGAGTCAATTTGCTTCGCATGTTCCGTTAAATGGTTCGGCGCAAGGTGAGCGTATCGGCGCACCATTTCGATGCTCTCCCATCCTCCCATTTCCTGCAGAACAGAAAGCGGTACTCCGGACTGAATCAGCCAACTGGCCCATGTGTGTCTCAGGTCGTGGAAGCGGAAATCCTCAACCCCGGCCCGGCGGCAAGCTGCATTCCATGCCCGCTGATCATCTACTCGCATCTTTCTCACGGTTGGGGTCTTTGACCCATCAGGCCGGATGCCTTCTTTCGTATGCACGAACACCCATTTATGATGTTTACCAATCTGGTCGCGCAAAACCTTACAGGCTGTGTCATTCAGCGCTACGCCAATAGCGCGGTTTGACTTGCTGTCTTCAGGGTTTACCCAGGCAACACGACGCTGCATGTCGATCTGCTGCCATTCCATATTGATGATGTTCGAACGACGCAGGCCGGTTGCCAGCGCAAACTTAACAACCGACTTTAACGGCTCCGGACATTCATCTATCAGCCTTTTCGCCTCATCAGCCTCAAGCCACCGGACGCGTTTATTTCGTACCGATGGAACCTTGATCACCGGAGCTTTCTCCAGCCATTTCCAGTCACGTTCTGCCGCCCGCAGAATTGCCTTCATCAATGCCAGATGTTTGGCCTTGGTGGAGGTAGTGACCGGTTTAGCTGAATAGACTGGCGCTGGTTCTCCATTCTTTTGCGCCGCTGCAGCTTTGATTTTCCATATCTCAAGCTGCTTGCGGTTGCTCATCTTGTTCACTGCTGAGTAAATCTTTTGCTCGGTCACATCCTTTAACCGGATCCCCTCAAAATGCGCCAGCCAGAAAGCCATACGGCTGCGGTCATCCTTCAGTGATTTCTTCTCTGCCTTTTCCTCCAGCCATCTCATGCAGGCATCGTCAAACGTTACATCAGGGAAATCGCCAAGCCGGTCTACTCTCCACAATTCAGCTTTGCGCTTGTCATGTAGCTCAGTAGCGAGCCGCTTGTCGGAAGTCCCAAGGCTTTCCTTAATTCGCTTCCCGCCCGGTGTCGAGTAGGACGCGTACCATATTTCACCTCTGCGGAAGAGTGACATTGTTTTTCCTCTGTTATGCCATCACCCGCGCTCACGGCGACAGTATGCAGCGGAGAGTTAAGCGCCGCAATGCAGGCCTGTCGTGTTGTGAGGTAAGGAGATTTAGGTTTTGCGGGGTCTTTGCGGGTTGCTTGCAGTCGGCCTGAGCGGATCCAGTTTGTGGCTGTTGGTCTGGATATCTGAAGAAATGCGCAGGCCTCATCGAGTGTGAGGCTGTGTGATTCCACGATGATCTCCTATGCGTACCATTTATCTATTTCATCGTACTCCTTCACGACATCTTCATAGCCCAATGCTTTTAACAGGTCGCAGATAACATCGTCTGCATTGCAATGGGCTATCTCCTTGTCTCCAATACCCTGCAGTATTTTGAGTTTGTTAATGGCCTCTTCACGAGTCATTGGATTTTCTCCAGGCAAAAAGAACCCGGCACTATTGGCCGGGCAAATGGGGGATAACGTGGCAGTGCATTCGCACCCAATAGCCAGCTCATAACTGGCTATCAGTTGCGTCATTCTTGCTGTTTAACTGTGTAATTACCGTTCGGCTTAACACCAACTGAGAAGTAGGTGCCGTCGGTAATGCCGATTCCCCACACATCGCTCGTTCCATCATTCGGCTTCTTCTCGCTGATGAACTTGCGCAATGCGGCGATGGCGCTCTCAATATCCAGAGTTGAGTTAACCGTCATAGTGATGCGCATAATCTCTCCTCATGCCGCCCGCATAGCGCGGAGGCGTTTTAAGTGTTCTGCTGTTTCAAGTTCGGCGCGTATCTGTGCCGCCTCGTGTGGGTCGAGGTGCTCGAAATCGTTATTAAAGCGGTAGATTGAAGCGGTGTTGATCCGGCCCTGTCGCCAGTAGCGGACTATTTCTGATGTGATGGAATGAATTATTACCGGCCACCCGGCATTGTCAGCGTATATCTGACCCCGTTGAATTAGCTGGAACATTGGCAGTCTCCATGTAAGCACCAATGAAAGCGGCTGCCGCCTGCGCGTTTATAGCGTTACCGTAACCCTTAAGTCGGCCTGTGCGATTGCGACCTGCCATTGCTCGTAATGAGGACTTGCCGTGTCCCAGGCTTTTGGCAAACCTTGCAACCAGCGGGAATGTGCCGGATTCAACTGGACGCCATTGCCCATCTCGACAAAAGAGCCAGTCCGCATCTCGCCAAAAACCGTTAACCTCAAGGGGCCTGCTGTGTAAGCCTGGCGTGGTAACTGATCCAGCCGTTCCTTTCCATCCCGCAGTGCCGTCATTCCCGAAGTGTCTTTCCAGTCGCGAGTTGTTGGCGTCACCCATCCCGCAAGCAGAACCGAGCCCGGTAGTTTCAGGCAGACTTTCGGTGACCCGTCCTGATTTTTCCCGCTGTAGCAATGAGTCGATCCCGTTGAATCGTTCGCCACCGGCGTTTGCCATCCCGTCAAGCGAACCACTCCGGAGACATGTTGCAATCCGCGCTTTGTCTCTGGCTGCGGATTCGTGTTCGCTACTGGCGTGGGCCACCCAGTAAGCTCGCTCTCTGATGTGCGGCGCACCGATGCCCGCAGACGGAAACGGCGTAAGCCCGAAGGCGTATCCCATTCCTTCCAGGTCTGCTTGTACAAGGTCGAACCATAGATTCGCGTTACCTGCTGCAACCTGTTCGCCAAAGATGTGCTGAGGTCTGCACTCGCTAATGAGGTGGAAGAAGGCTGGCCAAAGGTGCCGCTCGTCAGCAAACCCATCTCCTTTGCCTGCCGCGCTGAAAGGCTGGCACGGACAGGATCCTGTCCAGACTGGTTTATCGTCGGGCCATCCGGCAAGGCGCAGGGAATGCGACCAGATGCCAATTCCGGCGAAAAAGTGGCATTGGGTAAATCCGCTGAGGTCGTCAGGTGTGACATCTTCAATACTCCGTTCATCAACTTCACCCGGGGCGATATGTCCGCCAGCGATCAGATTCCTCAGCCACTGCGCAGCGAAAGAATCAATTTCGTTGTAGTAAGCCGCCATCACCCGCCTCGCTGCTTATTCCGTAACTCCAATACAGCCAGGCACTCGACGCACATCGTGCATCCCGGATACGCTTTCCGGCGCTCATCACTAAGCTGATCGCCGCATTCCTCACAGTGCGTTGCTGATACTGCTGAGTGGTTGAGTCTGTGAGCCTGAATAGCATGGTCTCGCATCATTTCTTCGAGAGCGCTGGCCTGAACGATGATTTCTGATGTCATAGTCCAACAGCCTTACCCAGCCTCTCGCTGAGTTGATAGATGTGGTCGCGTAATTCAGTCAGTGTCTGAGCTTCGGATTCCAGAATCTCTTTGTGCATTAACTCGCGTACCAGATGCTCAAACTTGCTGTAGTAACCAAGGCGAGAAAGCACTTCCTGACCGGAGTTTTTACCTTCCTTGGAAATCTTCTTCTCATTAAGAATCAGGTCATGCGCAGACCCGGTGACGACGTACTTATCGCCAAGTTCAATTCGTAATTTTTCGCTCATAATCAGTGCTCCCTGAACTGTCGGTTAATTCGGTTGAAGGTGAACGCGAGAAAATAAAAATGCCGACATAGCGACCTTGTGATTCGTTTGGTTAGCGTCATGATTCGACTCCGTACCGGCCTTGCATTCGACCGATGCTGCTAACGAATGCCACCAGGCTGATACCAAGCGGCGCAATTTTCTGATGATGCTTCTTGAGGATCGGCGGCACGACTGCATTCCATTTCGGCTTAGGCCTGCATTTCAGTGCCTGCTGAATCTCTGCCACGCATTTACGTCCCTGTGTGCGGATAGCGTTATCCTGTTCTGGTGTCATGCTGACTCCCGTCGAGCGAGAAGTTTCGCTCCGAAAGACATCAATTCGTCCCGTTCCACAGTTGCGAAGTGGCAGTGTGTACGCGGGTACGGATGCCAGATAATGAGCATCGACCCTTTGTTGTTGCCGCTTACAGGCTTACCGGTGACCGGGTTGATAAATGCCAGCCGCCCGGCAGTGATGAAGCGAACCTCGCTGGCGGTCTCGATAGCCTCACGGAACCAGCCGACGGAAGTATCAGCCGGAACGAGCATTACGGTGCCGATCTGATTTTTGCTCTCCGCTGCTGCTTTCTTCACGAATGGCGTGATGTCGCTATATGGTGGGTTTAGCCAGGCATAGCCGGGAATGGTGAGGTAATCAGTCCACGGCGTTTCCAGCGTGTTCTTCTCGGCGGTGATGAACTTGCGACACAGTGTATTGTGCGGCGCGGCAGCGGCATCCAGTTGAAAGCAGAATTCAGCATCCAGTGCTGCGAAGAGTGCCGGTGGTGTGCGCCATAAATCGCGCTGATCCGCTGGCGTGTTGCTGCCGGCATAATCAGTCACTTCGTACCTCCCCGTAACGACCACGATACTTACGCATACGGTCATCAACGTAATCAGGCTCTACAGGTCCAACTACCATCCATCCCGGCCTGAATGACGCTTCTAAATTGGCGTACCAGACTTCCTTTTCGTGCAACTCCAGAAGCCTGTCTTCCATGGTTGGCTTCTGGAAATCGTCATTAGCGATAGCTGCAAAGCAACGTGCCAGCACCTCAGCTTTGGTGCCTGATTTTTTAGGCGGGCGCAGATATCCCGCCCCATGAAGAGGTGATGACATTTGATGATCCTGATTAAATGGCGTGGATAGCGTGACGAGGGAAGGGAAGAGTTACCGGTGCAAAGGGAATTTCATCGTCAAAGTTCATCGGAGGTTCGCTAGGTTGTGGTGTCGATGATTGCTGCTGACGTTGTGGCTGTGCTGCACTCTGCTGCTGCCCATTGCGCGGAGGAAGATCGATATCTCGCACCAGAATTGTTGGCGTCTGCGCTGCTGATCCATCCTGACGAGTCCATTCTTCAATGACGAACTCACCTGACACAGTGACCTTTGCGCCTTTAACTACTGCCACAGATAACTTCTCAGCCATCGCGCCAAACATTTTGCAGTTCAGCCATGATGTCTTTTCGTTCTCACCAAATCCAGTTTTTGCCGGGATAGAGAATGATGCAATGTGCTTCCCATTTGGTGTGACGCTGAGTACCGCGTCTTTACCAACGTTGCCGGAAACGATGATGGTGTTAATTGCCATTTATGCCGCCTGTTTGAGCTCTCTGATTCGAATGCCGGTAACGTCTTTGCATTTAGCCTGGTGGTCAGGCCATCCGTTAAGGCGTTGCCATGTTGATGCGTACTGTTCCTGAAGTTTCTTGCTGTCGTTCTCAGCGCCAGCGTACTGAGTGAATTCAGCCAGAATCTGGTCTGCATCAGCCGGTTTTAAGTGGTGAACCTCAGCATCAGCATCGATAGCTGTCTGTTCTGTCGGGATGCAGAATGTCTGGAATGCAGCGTATTTGTAGGCGATCGACATAGCCTTGTTGGTTGCCTTGTCTCCGCTATCCATTGCTTCTCCGTAGGTAACTATCGTGTGCATGCTACCGTCCTCAGTAGCCACAAAATCGAATTCAGCCTTGACGACAACATAGAACAACACACCGCCTTTCTGCGTTACACGTTCCGTTACGGCGCGCTCTGTAATGCGAGGCAGGATGACAAGACCATGCTTCGCCAGCATCGGTGCCAGCGCGTTATATACCTGGTCGATTCCACGGAATGAAAATCCTTGCTGCCGGTTTTCCCGGTCCTTGCTGATTCCAACTTCAGCCATATCCCGGGCTACCGCGCTAATCGCTGCGTAAACTTTTTTCTGTTCCATAATTTCCTCAGAATGGAAGTTCAGAAGGGTTAGCCAGGAACTCGCATTTATTCATGCGCTCACGTTTAGCCATAGACAGGCAGAAGTTTTTCTTTGACCTGTCACCTGACTCTCTCCAGTACAAGGCTTCTTGCACGTGATATCTGCGTTTAATGCGGCTAAGTTTCGGTGTTGTTGCTAAATCAACAGGAATCATGGTCTCTCCTGAAATTTGGTTGTGCGCTTCCCGTCTGCGATAGCCGGACGAGTAGGGGAATGGTGAGGTTTATTATTCTGTTGGTGGTTCTGGTAGAGGCTGCCAGTGGGTTACCCCATATCCATCTTCTAATGGGAAGATATTTACAGTTGCATTCCCGCGTCTGAATGTTGAACCTGTAAATTGCGCGTCATGAATACTTGGCGGCACTGATTGCGAGTTAAAATCAATGAAGATTAAAACCCTTTCATGTTTCTTCGGTAGCCGCTCACTGCACTTAATCCATTCCATAATCATTTCCTGTGCCACGGAAAACCAATTGCCGCCTTCATATCGTTGTAGGCCGACATCCACATCACCGAATCACCTATGAATCTGGCGATTAGCGCTTTGTTCTGAGCTGCACGAAGCATGTTGTGATTAATCATGATTTACCCTCCACCTGCTGCAATAACCCGGCAATGTGCATCTGCCGACTTGTCATGGTGATTTTCTCGCGAGGTTTATCGACTGATGAGAGTTGCCACTCGTTGTCGTTGAGCTTTTTGGCGGTGTACTGCTTGCCTTTGTGGGTGACTGTCATGATGCCTCCCGCTTTTCTTTGATGTCGGCGCGGAGGTGAATCTCTTTGCCGCCGGCTGCTGGAAATATGAGAATGTCATCGCGAGCTACGAGCAAGTGAGCTACCGCAAAGAGAGCCTCATCAGTGACATCAAATTTCTCACCAGTGAACTCACGAAAACTTGGTGCCAGTTTGCTTGGCTTTGAACGACCAGCAAAAATGCGCTTAGTCAGACCAGAAAAACCTACTGTGATTGGATTAGCCATAATCATCTCCGCGCTTAAGCCGCGCCGCTGAGCTAAAGACCTCTGCATGCCAAAACTTTATGCAGACTTATTGGTAAGCGGTGGATAGCCGCCATTCATAACTAAGCGTCCTCTGAGAAGCCGCTGAGGTATGAGCAATAAAA